GGCGGAAAGATAAAAGCTAAGCACGGCGGAAAGGTTAAGAAAAAATAATGCCACTTAAACAAGGATCATCACAAGAAACTGTTTCTAGCAACATCAGTAAGCTGGCGAGTGAAGGCTACCCTCAAAAACAGGCAGTCGCTATTGCGCTTGATAAAGCTGGTGGGAAAACCAAACGTATGAATGAAGGTGGACCAGTGAAAGCTGAAATTGCTAGAGCTTGTGGAAAAGTGATGGATGATCGTCGAAAAACAACTAAATTTTACTAAGGAGTAGATATGCCAGGAATGACAGCTAGAAGAGACTTATTCAGAGGAGACCCTGACAAGTTCATTCGTCCAGGGGATAAAGCCCTTTATGACGGTAAGTCTAAAAAGAAAAAGAAGAAATAGTTTTGGATTGGTTAGAAACAACAGAGTTTCTACTCAAGCAATACAGAAAGCGTAAACAAGAACTTTCTGATATGCTTGCAAGTGGTGGGGCTAAGGATTATCCTCAGTACCAGAGAATAGTCGGCGAAATAACAGGTCTAGAGTTTGCCGAACAAGAAATATTAGACCTACATAAAAGGATGAGAGTAGAGCATGAAGACGGTGAGTAAATTTGGTTCAGAAGAAAAAGAAGGTAAAGTTGTTCCTAATTTTGTAGAAAATTTTAGTTCTGAAGAAGCAGAACCTGAACAAGATTTTTTTACTCCTGAAAAACTACAGGAAGATGCTTCCTTACAGGCAAAACTTCCAACCCCCACAGGATATAGAATTTTAATATTACCTTTTGTCCCAGGAAAAGTGACAAGAGGAGGAATTCATTTGGCTAAGCAAACAGTAGATAAAGAACGACTGGCAACAGTAGTTGGTTATGTAGTAAGACTTGGTCCAGATGCATACAAAGATGATCGTAAATTTCCCAAAGGACCATGGTGTCAAGAAGGCGATTGGATTATTTTTGGCAGGTATGCAGGTGCCCGAATTCAAATCGAAGGAGGAGACTTGCGTTTATTAAATGACGATGAAATTTTAGCAGTAATCAATGACCCTGAAGATATTTTAGCAGGATGATTTACTTTTCTAGAGTTTCACGCTATCATCGAGGGCTATGAACATGGAACAACCCATGCAAAACGTCGTAGAAGACGAAGAAGAGAAAGGAGTGGAAATAGAACTTTCTTCTGAAAATGAAGAACAAGAAGCAGAAGAAGCTACTATAGTTGAAGAAACTGTAGAAGTAGAAGAAGTTTCTGAAGAACATGATCAGGAGGTTGCAGAATATAGTGATTCTGTTAAAAAACGTATTGATAAGCTTACTTATAAAATGCGTGAAGCCGAAAGGCGTGAACAGGCAGCACTAAAATATGCGGAAAGTGTAAAAAACGAATTAACCGATACAAAAACAAAATTATCTAAAGTAGACAATAACTTATTTAGCGAATATAACACAAGAGTAGATTCTCAATTAGACAGAGCTAAAGCAAATTTAAAACAAGCACACGAAGAAAACGATACCGATAAATTAATTGACGCTCAAGGAGAGTTAGCTAAATTATCTGTAGAAGCGGAAAGTTTAACTAGAATTCAAAAAGAAAGAGAAGAAAAGCAAATTGAAAATGAAGCAACACAGCTACAAAGCCAACAAATGCAGGCTCCCGCACCCCCTGATCCAAAAGCTCAGGAGTGGGCAGCACGTAATAAATGGTTTGGAGATGATGTGGCGATGACTTCTTCTGCTTTCGCTTTTCATAGACAACTTGTAGAAGAACAGGGTATTGATCCTGCTACTGACAAGTATTATGATGTCTTAGATGAAAGAATTAAAGATGCTTTCCCACATAAGTTTGAACAGGCTAATAAACCTGTACAAGCAGTAGCTGGTGGTAGCGTAGGTGCAACCACTGTTAATAAATCTAAAAAGATAAAACTCACGTCTAGCCAAGTCGCAATAGCGAAGAAGTTAGGTGTGCCTCTAACAGAATATGCTAAGCATGTTCAACAATAGGAGTATAAAATGTCAGAAGAAATGAATGACACCACAGAACGTGAACCACGTTCTGCCGAGTCCCGAGAAACTCAAACTCGCAGAAAGCCTTGGCAACCCCCTTCCAGTTTAGATGCCCCAAAAGCACCAGCTGGTTATAAATACAGATGGATTCGTGAAAGTATCCTCAATCAAGAAGACAAATCGAATATGTCAAAACGTATTCGTGAAGGATTCGAACCTGTAAGAGCCTCAGATCATCCAGATTTTGAAGCTCCTACTATTGAGGATGGTAGACACGCTGGAATTATTGGAGTGGGTGGTTTAATTTTAGCCAAGATCCCTGAGGAAACTATTGCGGAAAGAGAAGCTTATTACAAACAAGTTAATGCAGATACTATGGAAGCAGTAGATTCTCAGTTAATGAGAGAAAGTAACCCTGTAATGCCTATAGAAAAACCTCTACGATCTAGTCGTACGACGTTTGGCAGTAGGAATAACGAGGAAACTTCCTCTTGAAGATTAACACTTTAATATAGGTAAAGTAAAATGGCAAATACAAACGATCCTGATGGATTTACGCCTGCTTATCACATGTATGGTGGTGTTATTCGTCCTGCAAGAATGAGAATCCAGAGTGCATATGACACGGCTATTTATAGCGGTGACATGGTTACACTTGCATCTGGATACATAACTCAAGGCACGGCGACTAGTACTCCTGTAGGTGTATTTTATGGCGTGTATTATAATGATAGCTCTGGTAATCCAACTTTTTCGAAAGTTTGGACAGCAGATACAGCTACATTAGGAAGTGCCGATGCTGAAGCTTACGTTTATAGCGATCCAGGTATTGTTTATGAAGCACAATTTACAGCGGGAACCCCCACTGTAGCTTTCATAGGCAGTAAGTACACCCTTAGCACAACAGCTGGGGACAGTAATTCTGGACGTTCTAAAGAAGGCGTAACAGCAACAACTTCCTCTGGAATTGCGTTACATGTGGGATATAAATTAACCCCTAGTAATTCGATTGCAGCGTATGCCCGTGGCTTTTTCACTTTCCCAACTAGCTTATTCGCAGTTTAACAAGGAGTAAATAATGGCAATTAACAGAGCACAACTCGTCAAAGAGTTAGTTCCTGGTCTTAACGCTCTTTTTGGACTGGAGTATGACCAATACCCAGATGAACACGCTGAAATCTTCGACACAGAATCTTCGGATCGTGCGTTTGAAGAAGAGGTAATGCTCTCGGGTTTTGGGGAAGCACCAGTTAAAGGAGAAGGAGCAGCAGTAATCTATGACTACGCCCAAGAAGTTTTCACGGCACGTTATACGCATGAAACTATTGCACTAGCTTTCTCTTTAACAGAAGAAGCAATGGAAGACAACCTGTATGATTCGCTGTCAGCACGATATACTCGTGCATTGGCACGTTCGATGCATCAAACCAAGCAAGTAAAAGCTGCAAACGTTTTAAATAACGGATTTACAGCTGGAGCAACTGCTGGTGGTGACGGTAAAGCCTTATTGGCAACTGATCACCCCACTTTAACTGCTGGTGATTTAGCGAATGAACCAAGTACAGCAGCTGATCTTAATGAAACCTCTCTAGAACAAGCAATGATAGATATTGCAGGTTTTAAAGACGAGAGATCTCTTAAGATAAATGCTCAGTCGCAGAAATTAATAATTCCTTCGGCTTTGCAATTTATAGCGGATCGATTACTTAATACTCCAGGCAGAGTAGGTACAGCAGACAATGATATAAACGCTCTCCGCAATACGGGAATGGTCTCAGGCGGATATTCGGTTAATCATTATCTTACTGATACTGATGCTTGGTTCCTTATAACTGATGTTCCGAATGGTCTCAAACACTTTGTTCGTACCCCTGTTTCTAGTGGTATGGAAGGTGACTTTGAGAGCGGTAATGTTAGGTATAAAGCACGTGAACGTTATAGCTTCGGCTTTAGTGATTGGCGTGGTATTTATGGTTCTCCAGGAGCATAAAACAATTAGGGGAGGAGATTTCTTCTCCCCTATTTTTTAACCCGAGATAATTACGTTGTATCAACTGACTCGGCAGACGTACTCCAAGATGATATAACAGTTTTAGTTAGGAGGAAACGATGGCTAAATCAACTTTTTCAGGTCCAGTAAGATCGCTTGCTGGTTTATATGGTGTAGGATATAACTCCGTAGTGAGTTTAACTGCAAACACAACTATTACGGTGGCTTTGCACGCAGGAAGACCACTTTTGACTAATGATGCAGACGGAGTGTTTACACTTCCAAGCATTGTAGTTACAGAACCTTCCGATAAAACAGATCCAAACCAACTTTGTAATTTAGGTGCACAGTTTACTTTTATAGTAGTAACTGCGGCAACTGATATGGACATAGTAACTGATGGTACAGATAAGTTTGTAGGTGGTGTTTATACAGGTGTGGATGATGCAACTGGTAAGACCTTTATTTCTGGTTCATCTAATGATGTTATTACTCAAAATGGTTCAACGAAAGGTGGACTAGCAGGAAGCATTATAAGAGTAACAGCGATAGCAAGTGCTAAATACGCAGTAGAAGGGTTAATACTAGGTTCAGGAACTATAGTAACACCATTTGCTGACAGTTAATAGGAGGTAAACTATGGCTAATTCAGTCACAGGTCCTACTAATCAGTATGATTATGATAAAAAGCTTATTGTTTATTGTTCTGTTTATTCAGATGGAAGTGCAAGCAGCACCACATTAGTGGATGTTTCTGCATTGAATACATCCACAGTAAACGGTGAGTCGTGCGCTCATGTATCTTTAAATAAAATTTGGTACACGGTAAGCGGATCACCTGATGCACCTGCGTCTTTAGACTGGGATGCAACAACTGATGTAACTTTTTTAACACTAAGCTACGATAATTCATTTGACTTTAGTGGGTTTGGTGGTTTAAAGAATACATCAGCATCAGGTTATACAGGGGATGTCTTATTAGTAATACCCTCTACATCTGATGCAGGTAATGAATATACTGTTTGGTGTGAGTTCTTAAAATACTACGAAGCACCAGGATCATAGGTAATGGCAACATCAGGCACTAAAACTTTTAGTCTTGATACAGCAGCCGTCATGGAAGAGGCGTATGAGTTGGCTGGGCTGGAATTGCGTACAGGATATGACGCAGTAACAGCCCGACGCTCTTTAAATATTATGTTTTCAGACTGGGCTAATCGAGGCGTTAATGTTTGGACTATCGCTCAAGTAAGCCTAACCCTTACGGAAGGAACAGCTAACTATACTTTAAATAGTTATGATATAGATATTGTTGATGCTGTGTTGCGTAGAACAATAGGTTCTACCGTTACTGATATTCAAATGACAAGTGTAGGTAGAGAAGAATATCTTAATGTTCCAACTAAAGAAACTAAAGGCAGACCTATTCAATATTTCTTAGACAGGCAAAGCACTCCTATTTTGTATCTTTGGCCAACACCTGAAAACTCTACCGATATTTTTCTATCTAATAGAATTCAACGGATGGACGATATTAATGCTTCTGTGAATGACCCTGATTTACCCAGTCGTTTTATTGCTCCAATGGTTTCAGGACTAGCTTTTTACATAGCGGTTAAAAAGAATCCCGAAAGAGTAGCACTTTTAAAACCCATGTACGAGGAAGATTTTGCTAGAGCAATAGCTGGTGATCAAGGCAGAGCCAGTCTTCATCTAGTTCCAGCAAGGACATATTAATGGCATATGCAAAAGGAAAATATGCTTTAGGAATGTGTGATATATGTGGTTTCACATATCCTTATTTAGACCTTAGAAAACAATGGAATAATTTTAAAGCATGCCCTGAATGCTTTGACCCTAAACAACCTCAATTAGACCCTACTCCACAGGTTTTAGTGGCAGAGGCGTTATACGATCCTAGACCAGATCAAGCTGAAATTCGAAGCAGAGGAAAAGTAACAACTGAAGGACCAGACACCACAGCAGACATTATTGGAACAATTTTTCCTAATACTTTAAATGACCCCTTTAAAATGACAGGGGAACTAGGTACACTAACTATAACAACAACATGAGCTGGACATACACAACATTAAAATCGGCTATAGGAGACTATGTAGATAGTGCGGAAACTACATTTACTAATAACTATCCTGTCTTTATTAAAGAAGCTGAGGAAAGAATTTTAAAAAACGTACAAATTCCTGTTTTTCGTAAAAACACAACAGGAAACGGATCAACAGGAAACACTTATTTAGCTACTCCAAGTGACTATTTAACACCTTTAAGTTTAGCTGTTATAGATAGTGACAGTAACTATACTTATCTTTTATTAAAGCAAGTTACTTTTATACGAGACTATACTCCAGCTGCAGCTACCACAGGAACACCCTTATATTATGCAGAATTTGATGACAACACTTTTATTTTAGCTCCCACACCAAGCAGTGATTTCACATTTGAACTTCATTATGTTTATAGACCTGAATCTATTACTGCATCATCAGACGGAACCAGTTGGTTAGGGACTAATGCTCCTGATGCAATGTTATATGGAAGTTTAGTGGAAGCAGCAACATTTTTAAAACTAGAACTACCTGAAATACAGGCTTTTGAAGCAAGATTTGGAAATGCAATTAATAGTTTAAAGGCTATGTTTGAAACACTCGGTAACAGGGATGAATACCGTTATGACAATATTCGAGGAATACAAGGATGATAAAAGAGCCAATCCCCGAATTAGAAGGTAAAAACATAGCTATTCTTGCTATGGGTAATAGTCAGTTAGACTATCATAAAATGGTGACTCATAGCAAAAAATTTGATGAAGTTTGGGCAATTAATGCCATGATCGGAGTTTTGAAAAAAGTAGACAGAGCTTTTATTATGGATCCAGTTAGTCGCTTTTTTGACACAGACGACGCAGGCAACATGACGGTCATGATGAAAGAAACACTGCCTACAGCAGACTATCCTATTTATACTTGTGAATTAGATAAGCGTGTAAAAGCCTTAGAAGAATACCCCCTTGAAGCAGTAGCTACAGACCTACATTGTGGATACTTTAATAATACAATTTCATATGCAATTGCTTTTGCTTTATGGAATAAAGTAGGTGGGGTTAATATGTTTGGGGCAGATTTTACTTATAAAGGCAATTTATACTTTGCAGAACAAGGACGTGGTTGTTGTGAATT